CGGATGGCTAGAAGTTCGAACACGACTCGTAGTTGCTCCTCCACTAAAAGAGCCCATAAGGCTCTCCCATGGGGGGACTTCGCCGATAATGTTCGTAATGATCTCACGAACTTTGTCAACAAAACGATCGAACCGCACCAGGGGTAAAATTTGATAATCCTCTGGTGTTGTTAAAATTCGATCATTAGTTGCCTCATTGTTCCGTTCGGTAGCGAGCCACTTATTTATAGCTCGTTGCCTGCGAACAATGGGAGGAGCAGTCGTATCAGAGCAGTATTTGCTCAGAAACGTTTCTTTCAGATATCGGTGATGAACCGCTTCATCTGAGAGAGACTGCACAGAGTTTATGATGAGGTCATTAAGCCTCGTGAGGCCGGGCACAGATGTTCTGAAGAACCTGTGTGTCCGAGCACGATTTGCCATGGAGTATCTCCTTTGACAACAAATCCTGTACTAGGTACAGGATCCCAGACAGTATTGATAATATCAATACTTTGCGCCGATGAGACAATTTAGTAGATCGACGCGGTGTTGTAAAGCACCGGGTTGAGCCACGCGTTGTCCGTGTCGGTGAACAAGGAAATAAATCCCTTGATCACATCTTCACGTTCATCGGCCGTCGACGTTTTGTCGAACGAAAACGAGACCTCGCCATACGCAGTACGCGTATTGACGGGCTGATCGATTCCGTCGACAGTCGACGTCTGAACGACGGGGAACACGCCCTTAAGCGTGATCTTCCGACGTCCAGCCTGGGTACGCACCGCCGAAATGGTGATGCGCTTGTCGCCAATGGGGACATCCCCACCGAAGGCGAACTCCGCCACGCCACCGGTAATCGAAACCGGGTCGTAGTTGGAGGTTCCTGCAGTATCAGTGATCTGCAGAGTCGTTGCCTGAGGCATAACAGTTCCTTTCAAGGAATTGTGGTTAAGTGTGGTTTCCACAGATAAAGTGGATTATCGCACTACTGGAGGATGGCAAACTAGTGTTTACCACGTAACCCACGTATCAAAGCGAGTGCTTCGGTAATGTGAGTTGATGAAAACGGGGACTCGTTGGCGACAAGCTCGGGTGATGGGAATGATCCCAGCACTTGACGAGTATATTGTTCACCTTCGACCTCTCCGCCCATCGGGGATATAACATCCCAGTTGGCGAGAGGAACACGCGTCGTTTTAGCACGAAACTTCAACGAATGCGAGTTGTAACCCGTCATGAACGACAGACCGATAGTTGCGTTCATAGCTTCGAGGTAATTACCAACAGGTAAAAACCAATCAACTATGAAGGAGTAGGGTACAAGATCCCAAGCTACCCACAGTGGGTCGTCAAGACCAAGCTGATGGGCAGTGCGTCGGTAGCCTGACATAGAGTCAGAATCTACAGAAGCTACGATCTTACAACAGTAACGATACTCGTAACTGCCATGTACCTCATAACCGCGGTCAGTGTAATCAGATTGAGACGATCCTCTTTGGATTGCCTTACCTGTCACGATGGGGGGTTTGGCGTCATCGAGGTTATCTCGAATGACACTGAACAGACCAGCGAGATCACTGACTAAAGGTTTCCATCCATATTGCCACTCGAGATAAGCATCTCGAATAGCGCGAGGCTGTTTAACCAGGCTCTTTATGGATCGCAGAGCGCCAATAGGACCCCTATTGCGATAAGCAAGAAGGACGGATGCCAAATCCGAAGCCCTACTGGCAATCATATTATGGGTGTGAACTGCTGTAGCAAGGTTCTGCATAACTTGGGTACGAACGTCCCCAAGTTTTATCAGAGCATTGTTTTGGCAACGAGCTTTACGCTCTTCACTAAAGGCGAAAGAGCTACCATCCATCTCAGGGGGCGAAAGCCCCAAGTGATCTTGGTAGTTAAAGCCTCCATCCCAATATTCCTCATAGGACCCGTCTTCGTTATTAG